GTTAATGGAGCGGCAAACCCTCCTAGATCATTACTGACGCCTCGTAATGACTTTATTTTATTTGCATTCAATTCATTAAATGCCTGTGTTGCTCTTTTGCAGAATACGTCTGGACGCTCCATCAAAATAACATCCTTATAAGAAATATATTTCCTAGATAAAGCGTTTCTCTCTAATGGGTCGAAAGAGTATCCTGGCGCTCTATCGGAAGGGACTAGAGTCCATCCTTTTGCTGCCATTTCTTCTACTCTAAAATTAGCCTCGCCTTTTATTCCGGTGTTCACCCATCTATAAGAATACCCATCCTTCTTTACACCCTCAGGAAGAGTAAAAGGACTCATGTAATCCATGCTATATTCTTCTCTTGCTTCTTGTATTCTTGCTTCGCTATCTCTTGTTGTACGTGACATAATTATTTACCTTTTTTTAAATCTTCTAATTTGTATCTTAGCCAGTCCTTTTCGCTGATTCCCGCATTGCTGCACATTCTTTTTTCATCAGATGTTAGAATCATTTGAGTCGGACTGCTGGAACTCTTGCCACTCATAGAGGAGGTGTAAGAATTTCTAACCGCCCCTACAGGAGCGACAGCATCTAGGCTCTTTGTATTCTTCGGAGTTTCCTTTTTGATTTTTGATATATAATCATCAATATGGTCAAAATACTCATCTGTAAAAAGAGCCGCTTCATTCCCGTTGTGATTTAAGTTGACGTCTAAATCATTAATGAATTTTGCAACTTTATTTGCCATATTGACGTTATATTGCTCCGACTGAGGGTCTAGATATTGATGGTCTTCTAGCCAATCCTTTGCAATTTCTTGCTCTCTTTCGTTAAAGCGAGAATTTGTATATCCCGATTGTTCATGATCGTTATTTTGTTTTACGGGAGCGGGTTTTCTAGACTCTTCTGTGTAGGCCCATTTCTCTAGATCATTGATGGTATGTATAGCCTTAGTTAAGGATATATCTGCTTCTAATAAAGAATCTAAATCGCCTTCTTCTATGGCTCTTCTTTTGTTCTCTTTTGCTTTATCTAAATCGGCATAAGCACTTTTTCCATAGTGATAAGTACCTGAGTTTAAGGATTCGCTAAGCATTTGTTTAAGCTGTAGATTTTCTTGGTATAAAGCTTCTTTTTCTGCAATAGCTTGGTATTTGCGCTTTTTCTCTTTCCAGATTTTGCTTTTTTTCTTTTCTTGTTCAACAGGCGCTTCCGCTTCGGCCTCTTGGTTTTCTTCTTCTGCCAAGACTTCTGGCTCTTCTTCCTGAGACTCTTCTTGCTGACCGTTTTGCAACTTTTCTATTTCATCTAAGGCTTGTTGTATCTCGACTAATCCGCTTGTATCCTTGTGCTCTTGATGAGCCTCGGTATTAACGGTATTTTGTTCTGAACTCATAATTTATCCATATTTTTATGTTTATCTTGTAATGTGTGACGGGTCAGAAATGACAAGATCAATTGCGTCTTCTTTTAAAACAAAAACAGGCAAATTATGGCACTGTATTTTGTATCCCGCATGTCTTGGAAACACTACCCAATCACCAACCTCACACCATTTTCCCGTTTGTTCATAACGTGGATCTAAATAAGCGGCCTGGGATTTCTTGACTACTAATCCAACGCAACTTCTATATTGTTGTTCGTCATGGACGATATCGGGTCTAAAAATGCCGTTTACTACTTTTGGCTCTGTGTAGAGACGAACTAATATCGTCCACCCTTGAGGTTCAATATCATTAAACTTGCTAATTTCTTCTTCTTTTGAGAAGTTGTTTAAATCAATCCCTAAATCTTCTTTATTCATCTGCACTTCCTTTGAATATGGTTTGACATATGTCTATTGCGTCTTGCATACCTTTGATTTGACCAACAGAAAAACGATATGAAGAAAAATCGTGAATCTGCCCGCTAATGACATAATTCTCGATTTTATTTTTTTCCTCACGTAGGTTTTCAACTAGTCTTTTTAAAAGCATTTTACAAAACGTCTTTTAATGATTTTTTTGTAACTTTAATTGGCAATCCTTGTGGAGTCGCTTGCTTTAAACGGATCTTAGCTACGCCGCCCATCGCAAACTTTTGACATCCACCTTTATCTTTTTTTGAAGCTCCGGTACGTACACGATCTTCCATCTTTTTTACCATGCCACCGTGCATGTATTCCATCTCACTGCCTTCTTTTTTAACTGAGCCGCCCTCTTTGTAAGCTCTCATTTTACTTTTATCGGCACATGACTTTGAGTAATAAACGTCATCTGCTTTACCTGGGTGATTAAGTAACTTTTCAGCTTTCATACGCATTGCATCAGGTTTGCCTTGATAACCTGCCTTCATATTTTTAGTAATTTCCGTCATTTTGGACTCCTTGTTTAATTAATTCAGTTTGTGATTTTAGTTCCGCCATGTCTTCAACAGATTCAATCTTGGCCTTTTCCCTTTCAAAATCTAATTCCGCCTTCAAGATGTCTGTTTCTGTTTTGAGTTTTGCAATATCCTCAGCAGATTCAATCTTGGCTTTTTCTTTTTCAAAATCTAATTGAGCTTTGAAGATATCTGTTTCTGTTTTTTGACTTGCTATTCTTTCTTTAGCTTCTATTTCAGCTTGTTTTTGCTGGATATCCGCCATTAGCAACGCATTTGGATCAATTGGAGCTTCTTGTTGGTTACCACCAATATCCGAATCCTCTAATGCTCCTGCAATAGCCATAGCAATACTATTTTGTATTTGTGGATCTTGAATCTCTTCTAACGGAGGCAGTTCTTGACCTAGTAGCTGTTGCATTTGTATTAAATATTCAAACGCCTCGTGTTCTTTGACATGCGCCATAATTATTGGTTGAAACTCGGGGTGAGTTTGTGCAAATAGCCCATGAGTTAATTTATGAGCTGCATGATCTTGCCAAATAGCAGCTTTTAAAGGCATATCTTTCATAGCGTTTAAGTTTTCGCTAATAGGATCAAGCGGTAAAACCTCTGCTTCTTGTGGTTCTGGTTTTAAAATACTATCTATATCTTGGGCATCTAATCCTTGCGCTTCATAATTCTGTCTTAACACCTCCCTCATATTATGTAGTTCAGGAGCTTGTTGTGCTGTTCTTAATATAGATTCGGCCTTTAATATCTTTTGAGTGGTAGAATTTACCGAAGGATCAGAAACAGGAATAATCTTCACTTCTTCTAGAAAATCGTTAGCAGTAATGGTTCTTTGTGAGTTGCCAAAGTTAAACTCTTCTGATTCTAAAGTTTTTCTAAAAAGCTTGTCTATCAATTGCAATTCACGAGTTAAAGATACGTGAACTGAACGCAGAACTGATGATTGAATACGATTGTTTGTCTCAAGAAGAGCAATAGTAGTACCGGTTGGAATATCTTCTTTTGATTGAAGCATACCCATCTCACTTGTAGACCCTAATTCTTTACACTGGGCAACAATCTCTAATCTAAGCTCACGAAGAGCGGCAGAAGGCTCTGAGTATGGCAACGGCATAAAAGCCTCGCCCAATGGAATACCGCCCGTGTCTACTTCTACAAATTGCCCTGGGCCTACAATTAAATCATTGTTTTGAGATTTAAAACCTTTGCTTCTTAATCCGCCAGGCAGATTTTTAAATGATCCGGCATCTACTAATTGTCTAAGCAATTTTGTTAAAGTGATAGCATTTGAACCGATAAGATGAGCTAGACCTATGCCGTAAACGCCAAAACCCGGCAAATAGTTGTACTGAACGAAGTAATTTTCTCTTTTTTGCTCTGGGTCGTTTTCTTCCCAGTTCTTTCTAATCGACAGTATTTCTTTAGTAATTTTGTCTATTGTAACTATATATGGCAAAGGTATAGCATTGTCTGTTTTATCAACGCTTTCATTGTCAGTAAAATCCTTCAAATTAAGGTATGTATGAACTTCGTATATAGGAAACAATGATTGTTTTGTATAGACACTAATATCAACATCGTCTTTTTTAGGACCTTTCTCTTCGTCTTCGGGGTTTTCTGAAGTTTTTAAATAAGATAATTCTGCATCTCGATAGATCTTATTCTGCTGATTTAGGATAATATCCCTTTTAGAAAGGTGCAAAATATGAGTTAGTCTGCTCGATTCAAGAATAGAAGTGCAATCGCCATCAATTACAAAATCCTCAGGCCGAATAAAACGACTTAATGGCTTCTTTAATAATTGATCGTAATATACTTTTTTGAAGCCACTGCCATAAAGGCCTAGATAAAGTAAAAATCTTTCAAAATCAGAATAGTAAGATTCATCTTGAACAGTTAAGTAATAATTTAGCCAATCTCTATTAGCCTCACCTTTTTTTTCTATTTCTTCACTACTTACTCCGGTAATTTTAAATCCAGCCGGTCCAGACCCTGGCAAAAGTTCCGCTCTAGTTGTTGCGTAAAAACGAATAAGCGCAGTAGAAAGAGTAGTATCAAACGTTCTAGTAGCACCTTTATAAGGAGCAGCATCCAAATCTTCTAAGGAAAAACCAAGGTATTTTTTAACCTTCTCGACTGAATCCATCCAGTCTTGGCGAGCTTCTATATCTTGCTTAATAGAATCGAGTAATAGAGTAGATAGTTTTTTTCTAGCTTCTTCCGGGAATTTTACGGCAAGATTATCGTAAAAAGAGGTGTCTTTATCCTCTGTTTCTGGAGGTGTGCCAATTTCATACACGCTTGAGCCATCTTCTAGCTCTTCGATTTTTCTAATATCATCATCGGTAGTTTTCATATATATATGAATAACCTCATGTTTTTCATTGGGTTAACGCCAGCGAATATTTTTGCCCTATCAAAAACTTCAATATTCGCTGGTGGCTATGCTATACTACTCATAGTATGTATATTTAATATCACAGGAGATTATATCACATGTTTGAGATTCTTGAAAAATTTGTAAAACATCTCGCAAAGCTAGATGAATACTATGTTTTAAGGCAAGAAAAAGAGCATATTATTATAGGGACTAAAATAATAATTAAGGAGCATAAGGAGTTTTTGGGGAATGTCTTTCAACCGAGAACTCAGAATGTAGATAAAGAGCTGCCAGTTTTCTTTCTTGTGACGATCGCAGCAAAGCCATTAGAAATTGATAAGATTTTTCTAAAAAATGAATTACCGCTCTTGAGTCTTAATAACAAGAAAGGAATTTCAACTGTAGAAGGCGTGAAAACTTTATTAGATGGGTTTGTGAACGATAACTTTGAATATTAATAGAATTCTACTATCTCTTTTGTTGACGCTTGCACCGGCCTTTCGTCTCTAGGATTCAACACAAATCTACCGTCTTTTAACTTTAGAAGAGCTTGTGCCATAGTATCTACTAAATCTCTTGACTCTGCGTTAGGAAAGCAAGCTACTGATTCTAGAAACTCGTCGGCATATGGTAGTAGTGTATCGTATTTAGGTGCTCTGGCAGGTAACCACACTCTACCTCCTTCGATTAAAGGAGTAATCAAACGTACTCTTTGTATTTTATCTCCATATTTATTAGGTACAAATGGAATAGCCCTAATTCCGCCTCTAACTAAATCCTGTATTAACGGATCACCCGAAGCCTTGGCCTCAATAAGGCACATATCTACCGGTCGGCCTTTAAACGCTGGATTTTTTGTTTTACCGTTATCCCTATAATCAAAGTACATGCGTTTAGCAAGTTCTCTAAGTTCAGGATATTCTACCCTTCCACGCCACATAGATAGTAAAATAACGTTCTCTATATGGTTACTATCATAAAAAACGCCCCATGTAGTACAGGCAGAATAAGCTGACATTTCATTCGCCGTTAAAGCGGTATCCCAGCTTTGTAAGGTAAATTCTATTTGTGGAGGCGTGCTATCTTTCCACCATTGAAACCAAGGCTTTTTAATTATGCCACCTATTGCTGGAGCTGGCCTTTGTTGGTATTGGCCCGCGTAACCATACTCTCCCAATTGGTTCTTTAAGCTTTTTATCACGTCTTGAGACCATCTAGCAGGACATAGTAGCTCGCCTTCTATTGTTCTTGGGTCTTCATATACCTTCTGGTTAATAACGCTATGGAATTTTCTCTTACCTTCATATTCCATCGGAATAATCACAGTAGTCCATTCCTTATCATGATCTCTAGATAAAGTATTGCCCGTTACATCATCTTCTTGAGTTCTTTGTTGTACCAAAATCCTAACGTCATTATCTGCATTATTCCTACGAGAAGGCCACGTCATATTCCACCAATTATTTGTGGTTTTCCTGATAGCTTCGGAATCAAGATCTTTCGCATTATTAGGGTCATCACAGTTATGGACAAGTATATTGTTGGCAAAATAATTGTGATTATCTTCTATATTTAGATTGTAAACATATTCTGGGATTTCTTTTTTTCTTCTAACAGTTTTAACAATTCTTCTTTGCATATTTCTCTTGTGTTCTTTCCATGTAATTTACCATGACACCACTTGCATAATAAGACTAAATTCTCTTCTAAAAGATTTTCTCTATCAAAGTCTATATGATGAACACACAATTTCTTTTTGTGAGCTTCTTCAGTCATCAAACAAACTTGGCATTGATGACTATCTCTTTCTCGTATAAAAGATTTAAAGAGCTTATTCCATTCAACGGGATATCTACTATTCGCATTTCCATGTAAATAATTAGGATTTCCTTCTTTTCTCATCTTTAAACCATGGTTTAAATCTGCGCACTTCCGCGAGCAAAACTTATTACCATTATATCTCTTTACCGCAACAAAGCTCTCCTTACAATATAAACATATAGACTGAACTTGTTTAGCCAATTTCGTAGCTTGTTTTCGACAATCTAAACTACAACATTTTTTTGTTTTTCCATCAGAGCACTCTATAATAAAGACATTCTCACAAACAAGACACTTCCTTTCTTCTTTTATCCCTTTCCAAGAACTATTATTAATACCACTATGATATTTACCGGAACACGAATAAGAACATAATTTCGTCGCATGTTTTCTATGGTCTCCCTTCTTTATGGTATGAGAATTGTTACATTGAATACAAATAAAAGTACGTTTTTGCTCTCCGTGTTGTTTTACACATTCATTAGAACAATACGTCCTAGCTTTCTTATATTTAATTTCTTTCTGACAAAACTGACAAACAGATATCACCATCTTGCACCTCATTAGCAAATATATATCCCTTGTTTTCAATAAAAATAGGATGATCTGGTGTGCATTCTAATATAGAACCATCATCGAATTCTATCTCTAATATTTCCTTTCCTGGATTTTTTTCGTATTGCTCTATTGCTTTATATTCAAGGATTTCTTGTTGATGATTATAACTCAGGACTTTACATGATATCTGCTCCTCAACAATTTGTCCTATCGAAATATCTCCTTGATCTGTAGATACCATAATATGGTATGGGAAGCAGACCAAAATACTAGCTCCGAACCCAGTCCCCACGCCGCCTACAGAGGTAGCGATACGATAACCTGTTCTATTATTCTTTAAAAAAGAAATCGCTGTTTTAGTCAGGTTAAAATTGGCCTTCCATCTTTGTTGATACCAATCAGATTGAATTAAGGCTAGACATAAAGCCCCGTGCTCCTCAGAAAGACTATGCGCATAAGAGGCGTACATGAACTTCTCTTCTGGATTCTGTAGCCAAACCCATGCTGGGAAAGCTACGGATATCAAGGACGTTTTGCCGCTTCTAGGAGGGACATTCAAAATAAGATTTTTAATCTCTCGTCTATAGCAGGCCTCTAAATGCTCAGCAACGACATGTAAATGCCAATTATCAATGAAAGGGACTCCTCCTTCAATAACACGCCATG